ACGATGAACCCTCGACCCAGTCCGTGTAACCTGATTCATTACCGGTTTTATCGACCAGTTGCGCGCGGTAATAAAAAGTCACGCCGGCGGCCAGACCCATCTGTTGATAATTCCGCTGTGGATAGGGCACATCGGCCAGCAATATTGCGCCGGTACCGTCAGAGCTTGGGCTGTATTGAATTTCAGTTTTCAGCGTGTCTTCGGTACCATCAGGGAAGCCCCAATCTAGAATGATGCCGAAAACAATATCGTTAGAAGCCGTGAAGCCGACCGGTTTCGGCGGGTTACCTTCCTTGCCGTTAAGCTGGGTTTCATCGGCATTTGCCCAAACGCTGGAAATATCAGAGGCATTGATTGCCCGCACCCGCGCCTGATACGTGCCGGCATAAATGCCGGGAACCTCGAATCCCAGCGCCGAGGTACGCGCAGCATTAACCCAGTTGCCGCTGTCACGGCGCCATTCAGCCTCATAGGCAATCGCGTTGGTAGCTTTATTCCAGGTAACCCGCAGAGTGGTAACGGCCAGCCCCTGGACAATGGCGGTATAGCTGGTAATCGCAACGTTAGCCGGCGGCGCCTGCACGCCTGGCGGGATAACTGACACAGGCCGGTCATCGAGGCGGGCGCCAGTATCAATAGCGGCGTATTTGCTCTCGTCGTACTGCGTGCCGGTGATGGCATAGGTTCCGTCGCCGTTGTCCGCCACGCGGGTGACGCGGTATTGCTGGATGGCCAACGTATCCGAATCAATTGCCCAAACCGCCTGAGCCTCGGGCGTTTCACTGTACGCGGCGGTCACTGTGGCGATTTTACCGTTGACCGTTTGGACGGTTCGCGCCTGGGTGACTCCGCTTGGCAGGTTCAATATGAGCCGATCACCGGCCGCCACATCGGCCACCCGGTCAAGTGAGATATTGCGGCCATCCACGGCACTGACCCGGCCGCCGGTGATTTTCCCTGCCAGATTCTGATCAGCCAGGCCAATGATGCGGCCCGGTAGTGGGATGATGCCATCCAGTCCCATGGAAAAATCGACCACCCGATTTTTAACATTGGACAATAACGCCCAGCGGCCGCGCCGGTTGGCTTCGGAGCGCCGCACACAGCCGATGGCGGTGATGTCTGTCTGGTTGATACCGTACCGCTGGATCAGATTGTTATCGAACACCGGTTCGATAATATCGGCGTAATGATTATCCGGATCGCCATAGCTCACCATTGCCGTTGTATAGACCGTTTTTTCGCTCGACGATGAGTAGGTAAATTTACCGTTGACGACATTTGCTCGAGTAATGGTGTAATCCAAATCCCGCGGCATATCCGCCAGCGCCACCAGTTGATTCTGGCCCCAGTAAGTCATGCCCCGGTAAATCGCCGCAACGTCGCTCAGAACTGTCCAAGCGTCCTCTTGCGCCTGGATATACACATCACAGAGAAAACGCGGCTCCGTGCCGCTGCCACCCAAACCGTCCGGTACCTGCTGAACGCAATATTGTGCGATCTGATAGAGAGCGGTCTCGTCAATCTGCGTTGAATCAATGCGATTACCCAGACCAAACACATTCGATAACACCAGGTCGTAAAACACCCACGCCGGGTTATTGCTGTAGGCCCATTTGAAATTACCGGTCCAGGTGCCGGTATAGGTGCGCGCCACAGGATCATAGGTATCCGGCACCCGGATAATCCGGCCCTGCGGTTTACAAGAAATCTTCGGGATATCAGTGAATTGCTGGGCATCAAATTCGACATACAGCAGCGCCGTGTTGGGGTAACGCAGCTTTGCATCGATGACTTCGGTGATCGCCTCGATATTCATCGTATCAGCAATCATGCTACTGGTTGAGTCCGCGGTGATACGGCGTACTCGAATTTGCCAGCCAGTGGTCGCTTTAGGTAAATCAACACGGTGCGACCGCTCATAAAGCGTCGTTGTTTTGCCGTCTACCGCCGCATCGATAACTTGCTGATAGGCGCCACCGTCCGTTGCCAGATCTATGGCATACTCAATCCGGTAGCCGGTGACGTCACCATTGGACTGTTCTTGTTGAAGTGTCGGCCAGCCTAAACGGATGCGCACTGCGGTTAAATCGGTGTCAGAAATCGCACGGATCCACGGAGAGTCGCTTTTTAGCGTGACACCAATCGCGACCTCATTCTCGACCGCCGGCAGGCCTGCTATAAAATCTTGTGATTGGGTACCTGACCGGTAATCCCAGGTCACCCCAGTAAAATTAAGCGATCCGTCGGCGTTCGCCAAGGCTGTAGTCGTTGAGCCATCGCCCAAAAATATATTGGTACCGTCCAGACCGCCGGCAAATTCACCCTCGCCCAGCGCCACCAGAATTTTCGCGCGGGCGATCGATTGGATGCTGTCCGGCGATTCGGTGGGGGTTTGGGCGCCAGAACTGCCGCTTTTATGTCCAATTATCCTTTGCATTTTTCTCCTGGCTAAATTCACCAATCTTTAATAGATTAAAATTGTTCTAAAAAACTAAATTTTTAGTTATATTATTCATCACTGTCCTATAAGCTATGAAGGTTTAGATGAACAACATATCTAGAGCCGCAAATTTAATTTTTAGCATCATCTCGCTATTATTAAGCATAACCGCAATATGTCTCACCTATTCAGTTGGAAGCACTCAAATTAAAATATCAAAATTACAATATTCCCCCATATTTGTCCTTCAAGACGATAATCTTTAAAGAAACGAAAAAAAACGTTACCGAAAAAATAACAATATATAATCAGGGGTATCCAATTAATGATTTTGAAGAAATCACAAAAACATTTATCGTTGCAACGTCATACAATAAAAATAATAAAAAAGAAATAACCATTCCAATTATATACTATGGGATTACATCCAGTTCTTCAGGTGGTAAAGGAGAACTATCTACCTTAATCGATCCTGGTAATTTTCAATATTATATCGATCTATATAACGCGTCACTTAATTACAAAGGAAATAAAGCAGTCAGTGATATTAGCATGAAATTAGTCAATGTAACTAAAATTGATTATCTTGACCCTATAGATGGTGAGAAAAGTGCTTATTTTATAAATAACAAACCTTCAGACAAGGAAAAAGCTGATATAATTTTTTCTAAAGCTATACCAGTAACAGCATACGACATCCAAGAAATCACAGTTTCCGACATAGTAAAACTATTTTTAACTTATTGAATTTATTGTTGATCTTCTGTATAAATACCGGCTGAAATAATCGCACCACCGATTTCACGGCTACCATACAAAACTGGTACCGGGTTCCCCTGGGCTGTTGAATTCACTGGACCGCCAAAGGCATAACTGGGCTTATTGTCCGGGTCTTGGCTGGTTCGTAAACCCGTTTGCTGGGGTGAGATCATTTGCACGATACCGCCAAGAGCTAGGGATGCACCTGTTAATGCCAAACCACCTCCCCAAGTCCCGGCCGCTGTAAAAGCTGCGCCTAATCCTCCACTCAAAACAGTAGCGACTCCGATAAGTGCTACTCCGAGTATCGTCTGAAATAATCCTCCGCGCTTACTACCTATAATCACCGGCACTAAATGGATATCTTGCGCGCTGGAATCGACTTCAAGTTCATCTTTAGTCACATTGCGCTTAGTTTTATTGCCAACAAATACAGCAAATGTTAAACCATGTTTATGTGCTTCCATCAAATACTGTTCAAATCCCGGTAAAAGATTTTTCGCTGCACTGAGCATCTTTTTAGGGTTGTGAGCTTTGAATTTAAATTCACGGCCGAAACGGGAAATTAACGGGCCATGGAATTTCATTAGGCGCATAGGTGCTTCTATAAAAGCCATACAGCCTCCATATATTCGGTACATCTGTTAGATAAAAATATCAAATGCAGCTTTTTAAAACATTTATTCGGGAGTCAACTCGATATTCAAATAATCCAGACTGATGATAGAATTTAACTGTAGTTTCATTGCTATTAGCAAAAATATCCACTAGCTCTTGCTCACCCTGACTATAAACTGTTTTCCCATTATTCAAGGGCTGGATAAAAACCTCTCCATAACGAACACTATTATTTTGCCATCCATTTAAGATACATAGCGAGAGCGTGTTGACATCATGATTTGATCTAAAAGTATTATTCGGCGTCGATGCTCTCAAATCCGCCATTGATTTACACCCCACCAGCGCCAACATAGCCAGAGCCACAATAATCTTTTTCATTATTTTTTCTTCCTTATATCAATTCTCGGATGATAGCACCGGCATAAAGAGAGGAAAATCAAAGCGATCATATCAGCGTTTTATAGCGTACTAACTTAATTGTTCGGTCTTTCCAGTAACCGCCATAAGGTTCTTTCTGGCTCAAATAGCCGTATTTATGGTGCAGCAGCATATTGCCGTCGAGCAAAATGCCGGCATGGTTTACCACCGGCGCCGACCATTGCATCATTACGACATCGCCGGCGCGCGGCGGCCCGATGAATTCACAAAAGCCACATTTTGACCAGTTGTCCATATACCGGTTTTCGCCTTTCTCCCACCAGCAATAATCAACCCGATAGTCGGGCAACTCTATGCCATACGTCTGCCGGTAGTAGCTCATGACCAGCCCCCAGCAATCGTAAACCCCTAACACGAATGGCCGGCCAATCAATGGCAATTCGCCCCGCGGCTGAAGAGTCCTAAAATCGCCTTCCGGCCAGCTCACGATGTGCCAGGGCAATTCGGTTGCATCACACTGCGCCCGATCCAGCTCGCTGGGCTGCGTGGTGGCGTCCGGGTGACTGTGCGCAATGCCAATGATAGCACCCCATTCCTCAGCGACCGCGTAATCCTCCGGGGACAAGTGAAATTGTTCAGTGGGTTTGTCGGCTAGGTTTCGGCAAGGGAAATAACGCTCAACCCGCGATTTTTGGCAGACAACGCCGCAGCATTCATGGGGATAGTCGCGCGCGGCATGCGCGAAAATAGCCTGCATGGTTTTTTCGCGCATAATCATTGGCTGATTAAACTGGAGCCGGGGAAGCCGCCGAACGACAGCGGGTTATTTTCGCCAAACCGTTTTTTGCAATCGCCCATCAGTCCGCCGCAAACGTCCAGGCTCGGATCGCCAACCGGGTTGCCGTTCTTGTCGAAATAGGCGGTACCGGCATAATCGCAACCATTACCGGTCCGGTACCAGCCGCGGGCGCACCAGGTGCATAAAGAGGTAATCTGGCGTGTCGGGATTTTCTGCCCGCGTAGATCCGCCGGGCTGGCCAGCTCGAACTCGACGGTTTCGTCATCCTCACTGGATTTCCTGTCGATATACCAGACCTGCAGCTTTTCCTGTTCCGGATCGGCCTCGGCATTACCATTGGAAAAATTATCTGCGTCCAGATAATG